CTTTGTCATGCGATTCCTTTCGCGTCTGTTTTCGCCTTGGCTGCAAGCGCACGACGGGTCCGCTCGAAAGCCTCGGCATCTGGTCCCGTAAAAGCCTTGGGTGGCGGTGCTTCTCCGAAGTCACGGCCCTTCTTCGTGTCGTTCCGGTCGTCGTACTCCCCACCGTTGCAGAGCGTCACGAAGTCCGGCCCGCAAAACTGCCCTAGCGACACGGCAGTCCGAAAGAACTGGCACCGGCCCAGCCGCTCGATGGCTTTCAGAGCCTCTTCGAGCCAGCCTGACTCCGATAGCCGCTCCACTGCCTTCGGGTGTGGATTGACCGGCTTCCACGCTTTCCCCTTGCCGGCGTTCCAAGCCCGACGAAGCGTCTGCCATGCCTGCTTGTCGAATCCCTCGCGCGGTAGAGGAGGAAGTCTCTTCTCTTCTCTTCTCTTCTCTGGTAACGCATCGAGCGTTACAGGATCGTCGGGCCGTGTAACGCTGGTAGCGTTACGGTGCGTTTCGACCCTATTTTTCCCGAGCGCACGGGTCTTCGCGGTGTCGCTGCAATGCCGGTCGAAACGCGGGAAACTCAGCCCCTCGCCTGTTTCGACAAGCCAGCCCACCCTGACAAGGGCGGCACCGTACCCATCACGCCGAGCCAAACGATCAACCCACGCCAGATCGACACCTTCGACCTGGCCGTCTTTGCTATGGCGGTCTGCCCACGACCAGAGCCGGAAGAGCTTGCCGATCACGGCGTCCTCTTCGAGCCCGCAGATCGACGCCAGCCGGATAACGGCCGGGTCGTCAGCCAGGTCGTGCCGCATTTTGAGCCAGTCACCGGCCATGATTAGGACGCCTCCATAAAGGCCAATGATTGAACGCCGTTCTTGGCGTCTTGGATCGTCATGCCTTTTAGGCGAGTCTCGCCTAGAGCCACTTGGCTCTCTCGGGCGTCGATGCCTACACCGTTGCGCCCGTGCTTGACGGCCATGGAGACAGTCGTGCCAGACCCGCTAAATGGATCTAAAACGATGCCACCTAGCGGGCAGAAGCTGCGGACAAAGAACTCGGCAAGCCACTCAGGAAACGGGGCTTCGTTCTTGGTGGCGTCTCGCCACCCCATGCCGCCGCTTCCTACGAGGCCGCTGATGATGTTGCCTGGATTGCACACCTCTGGGTCGATGTAGATCGTCGACTTACGGCTACCGTCTGCCTTTCGGTTTGTCGCCTTCCTCGGCACGTTTTGCTTTGGCGGCTGCCCCATCGCGGTGTTGTCGGCACCCGCTATGCGGCCGTTTTTCGTGCCGCAGATGATCGGCTCCCAATCATTCCGAAGCCAATCGGGGCCGCCTGTGCCTGGGATGCCGTTCCGCTGGTAAACAACGACCTTCCTCATCTTCACGCCGCGACGGTGTAGGTCGGCGTGCAGGAGAAACGGCGTCGAGCTATAGGCGAAGTCCTCGGTGTATCCCTCGACCACCCATGCGACGAGCCCTTTGCAGACACGCAGGCATTCCATGTAGCAGTCGGTCGCCCACGCCACCCACTCCTCGCCGGCCAGGTTGAAGTCGAGCTCGCCGTAGGACCGCTGGGCCTCGTAGGGCGGCGAGCAGAAAACCAAATCAAAGTGGTTGTCTGGGTACGGCAGTTTCCGGCAGTCGCCGACCTTGAATTCCCACGAAACGTCGCCCTTCGTCCCGCTGGCTTCCGTGGCGGTGGGAGCGGCTGCGATGCTGCGGCGCTGCTTCTCCTCTCTGAGTTGCTTGACGGTCGCCCCTGTTTCTTCAGCCCATGCCAGCAACTCGGCAGCGTTTGGACCGGCCGCAACACGATGGTGCGACCACTCTAGAAGTGAGGAACGTTCCTCACTTTTGAAATCACCAGCCACCCTAGCCGCATCCCTAGCATGGTCGTAGGCAATCCCAAACCGCTGGCACGCCTCCGCCAGCTTGCCGCGCTCGACGTAGCCTTCACGGTCGCCAGCGTTGAGCCAGTCGCCGATCAGCCACATCAGTCCCTTCTGGTAGCGGGCGATCTCGCGGCCTGCGGCCTCCCACAGTTCCGGCGTCCAGCCGCCGTGGGCCACAAGACCTGTTTCGGTGATTTCGTATCCGCTGCTCATCACGTCCTCCTAAAAGCCGCGCCGCCCGACCCGACCGGGCTTGCATGCCATCCATGGCGCGGGGTCTTCGACTACTTCTCTTCGATGCCGTACTTGTGCGGGTCGATAGCAGCACCCAGGCGAGTCGTGACAGTCGCGCTATCGTTGAGCCACATCTCGACGCAACGCAGGCCATGCCCGACGTAATGATTGAAGACCGGGCCTTTGCCTCTGGCAGCCTTGACGTACTCGTTCATCAGTTCAGAGAACCACTGAACGCAGTCGCGGCGCTTCCCGTCCTTCGTGCCTTCGTCGCGGATATACCGCTGAAAAAACTCGTTGACCTTGTCGCCGTGCTTCCTGTGGGACATTAGGTAGACGCAGGTGGCCGGAGAGCACATCCTCTTCGTGGCACCGACAAACGAATCCAGCGAGCGGATGTCCTTCTGAAAGAAACGCACTCGCTCGTAGTGCGTCACCTTGACGAGATCGCCGCACAGGTAGCGGTACGCTTCGGTCAATGCCGCAGCGAACCTGGCCCGACGAACGAACTCGCTTTTCGGTGTCAGCCTCACCTCTCGCATGCCGCCAAACACTGCGTCGGCAGCAGTCTCGACGGCAGCCTTGCCATCGAAGTGCGTGTAGAGCCGCTTGACCTCTGAGATGTCAGGGACGACGTAGACTCGCACGTCGAGGTCGCCCTTCGGCGCAAGCTCAGGATCGGCCTGCCACTTGTATGCCCTGGTGTGGGCGTCGAGCTTGTATCGCTTGCCGTCAGGCAATTCAGCGATACTCACCAGCGTGTGAGTGGGCTCAAGCACGTCAAGGTGCTTCGCCTTCGTGGCCCTCGCGACCGTGTCTCGCTGCCGAGGATTGTCCGGCACGCCGGCCCACTCGGCAGCGGTCATGGTCGTCATGTAGGTCTCATGCAGAATCGCAGTTGTAGAAACCATTGCTGTCGTCCTTTCGTGTCCTTTCACCAACCATGCCGCCGGCTCGCGCGAGCCGCTGCGGCGTGTTCGTTAGGCAACCCTCCACACATCCGCATTCCGTCCGCTCGCGGTCTTCCTGGTGCCACCCGTGACGATCAGCCCGCGCCGTGCAAGCTCGATCCGCCGTGGCCTCTGCGTTGACGGGTTCATGCCCAGCCGCTTCTGCATCTCCTCGTCGGTCAGCCCTTCGGGCGTAGCCTGGAGCAGTTCGAGTACGCGCCGCTGCATGGCGTTGAGCGTCGCCGGCCCGAGCGAGTCGGCAGCCTGTGCCGACGTGATCGAGCCGCGTGCGGCTGGGGCTCGCTGAGTGAACAGCGGGCCGTAATCGCATGGCGGAACGTAGAAGTCGTTGCTCATCCGTGAGCCCTCCGTGTTAGACCAGTGCCGGCGTCTTCGGCGTCCGCTGCCGAAGTTGTGACCAGTCGCAATAAGCCTGCTCAAAGAGCGCGGGCGATCGGTGGCCCAGGTGGAGCCGCCCAGCGCCCGGCTTTTCCATCTCGCAATGGGTCGCCCCGCTGCGACGCAGCCACTTTGAGCTCCCGCCCATGCCGACGCTGTCGAGCAGGATCCGCATGTGCCGCATTGCCATCCGTCGTTTGCAGACCCAGCCGAGAATCCTGCCGTCTGGCGAAACGGCGAGCATTTCGTCGATGGCGGTCAGACAGGCTGGCGTGAGCGGACGCACGATCGGATCGCCCGTCTTGCTCTGCGTCCAAGACAGCGTGTCGCCGTCCAGGTGCTCGCGGGTGAACGACATCACGTCGCCGAATCGAGCCCCGCACTCGTAGGCGAGCAGCACCCAGCACCGGAGGAACTTGCCGAGGTCGGCACCGGATCGGAGACGCTTGCCGTCGTGGGTCTTCGTGGCGGCGATCAGCCCGCGAAGTTGCTCGACCGTCCACGCCTTCGTCGGGCTCTTGCGGGCCTTGATCTTCATCACGCCGCGTGGGGCTTCGTCGATCATCCCGGTCTCGAACGCATAGCGGTAGAGCGTGAGCAGGATCGTCCGCTCTGCCCTGACGGTGGTGCTGGCCTTCTCCGAAGAGATCGTCCGCAGGTATTCGTTGACCCGCTTGACGCTCACCTCGCAGCAACGCAGGGAGATCCGCTCGACGTTCTCGGCGTAATGCTTGGAGACGATCCGCTCGGCGAGGTACGCCTTGGCTATGCGTCCGAATGTCATGATGGCTGGCTTTTTCATTGATCTACGTCCTTGTGTATTGGCCCCGTGTGGTGGGGCAGACCGTCGAGTCACGACCCTGGAGATGATTGGTTTCGGGCCGCCTCGGCTGCGGTGGTTTCCGACTCCCGCTGCGGGTCGCTGCCGTCTTCCGGCTCTGAGGCTGCTACTGCCTCGACTTTGCTTGCCCGTCTCACGGTGGCTCTCGCGCTGCCCCAGACGTTGACGACGATCGCGTCGGTCAACTGCCCGCGCTCCGCGAGCACCTGGTCGAGAGCCACGAGCGCCTTGTAGAGCTCCCAGCCAGCAGCCCTCGCCTGCTCGGGGGTGAGAGTCGCCATCGGCATCGGCTGGAATCCGCCGTTGCTGACCCGCGAGGGCATCCGGATCGGCGGACGATCGCCCATGCGAATGTCCGACTCCTCGCGGCGTGCCTCTTCCTCGATGTAGGCGAAGGTGCTGATGTAGCTCATCGGGCGTTGGCCTCCGCTTCGACCTCTTGCCCGTCAAAGTGCTCGACGCCGCCGTCTTGGGCGTTCAACAGGATGTCGAGCTTGCCGTGGATGAGATCGCACAGGCTCTTGTGGTCTTCGCGGGTGAACGTGCCATCCGCGAGCCGCTCGTCTGCCGTGCTGCGGAGCTTCTCCAACCGCTCGACCGTGGTGGCCTTGCTGACGAGGATGCGAGCCTTGCCCAGCGGCGTTTCCGTCGCGAGCGTGTCGTTGAACTTGGGGCGAACGACGACGGGCTCGGATGGCTTGACGAACTGGGCGTAAGCCCCGCCCGCTGGGCCGTGATCCTGTTGCGGTGCGGCCTGCGGGTAGTCCTGGGCCTCTTCGGCCGTGATGAGGCCACGCAGGGCGTCAGCGAAGGCGTTGCGAAGTGCAAAGCCCCGTGCTCGCAGGGCCATCATTCGGCCCGGATATTGCTGCCACGGGCCAGCCTTGCCCCAGAGCCCCGCCTTCTTGGCGTCGGCCACGCTGAATCGGCTGATCGTCGGGGCCGGGTAGCCTCGCCGCTTGGCCTCGCAGACCGCGACGAGGTTGTCGCCGTCGCCCTCGGTGTATTCGCGGACGTATTCGCAGACCGGGCTGGCTTGCACCAGAGCCAGGGCGGCGTCGCCCCAGATCGTCGGCCTGCCGTTGATGACCGCGATGCTTTGGAGCGATTGCATCGGGGAGAGCCCGACCTCGCTCCCGTGCTGAATCGCCAACATGCACGACTCAGGCTTGCCCTTGAAATCCTTTGGCGAGAACTCAGACGCCGCCACCATCTTGGCGAAGCGGAAGGCGTCGTCGAACGATTGAAGGGCAAGTCCGGTGGCTGCCCGCTGCGTTGAAATCTCCGTGCTCATCTCGACATTCCTTTCGTGTGGTGTCCTGAAAACAGCCGCTCGCCCGTCCTAGGTCTGCGGCAATCGCCTCCTGCGCCCGGATCCTCCGGGGGTTTCCTAATGCGTGATGTCCTTGGACGAGACAGCCAGCCAGCCGCCGTCGATTTCGATTGAGAGCCGGTCGCCGTCGATGTCCCAGATGCGACCGCTCCACTGCTTGCCGCCAGAAGTGCCGCTGACGAAATCGCCGATGGCGAAATGCGTCTGGCGAGGGGCGGGCGTCTGGTCGGAGAGGTAGGTCGCGGCGGCGAGATACTCGTTGTCGTGGGCGTTCATGCGAGGGGGTCTCCTGTGTGGGTGCGGTAATGTACGGGCGTTCCGGTAGTCGTCAAGCGTCCAGATATCAAGTTGTTGGGGAGTGAAAAGTTTGTTCAGCAAGGTGAGCGGCGGCAGTTCGTCTAGCGGTAGATAGGCTATGGTCTATCGGTAGTTCGTCAAGAGAAGATTCCGATCATGGTGAGCACGAGCGTGATCGAGTCGTGAACCATCCTGGCAAGTTGCGATTCATAGCCGAGCTCTTGGCCCAGCCGAACGAGCACAAGCGAGCGGATCGCTGCGTCCCAGTCGATGCGTTTCATGTTGCCCTCCTTGGCTTGAAAAAGCGCCACCCGTTTCGCGGCTGTCGGCTGGCCGGGTGGCCCCACCTTGTGCGTTGGTCAGCGGTAGTAGGTCACTCGGTTGCCGACCGCGTTGATCGTGCGGCGGGTGCCGTCAGCGAAGACCTGAAACAGAAGCGTGGAGCCCTTGACGCCCTCAATGATGCACTGGCGGATGATGCCAAGTTCGCGGGCGACGTTCACGCCAACGCCGAGCTCCTCAGCAACCTTGTACGTCCGATTGTTTAGCGTGATCGTTTCCATCGTTTCGTCTCCCGGCTGGCGTCTCGTCAGGTCTCATTTGCCTGACGTGTGTTACTGTAGTCTATCGGTAGTTGGGCGTCAAGGGCATGAATCGAATTTTTTCATGGGCGTTTTCTGCGGGGAAAACGCTACTTCTTCCGCTTCGCCTTCTTGCGCTTGGCGGCTGGACGCTTGGCGAGGTGCTTTTTCCCGACCGCCCTGGTTGTCAGGCTGTCGCGGATTTCGGCGGCTGACCGCTTTTCCACGAGCCGCAGGCGTTTCCCCAGCATCCGGCTCGACAGCTTGCCGTCCCGGCACAGGGCGCGAACCCAGCCGTCCGTGCAGCCCATAAATTCGACCGCCTCCGAGATCGTGAGGTAGTCGACGCCGTCGATGTTGTATGCCATCGTGACCATGCCCCTACAAAAGTACCGTCTAGCGGAACTTAGTCAAATTGGACTCCGTCCCAGCCCGGCCCTAAAGTTGGGGTGTCGGGCAAATGTCTAGTGGAGGCGAGGGGAGTTGGACTGTTGTACAGTACTGGGTATAACGGCCATCCAAACGGGAGAGGCACCATGCAGACGATGACTTTGAAGGAACTTTTCGAGCGGTACGTCACGCTGCGGAATCTCAAGGGCAACACGGCGTCGCTTTACACCCAGTTGGGCGACAGGCTGACGAACTTTCTCGGTCACGAGCCGACGCTTGCGGACCTCGACGACCTCGTGATCGCGAGATACCTGCGCTGGCGGGCCACAACGCCTGGCTACAAGGGGCGGGTGCCGTCGGCTGCGAGTGTCCAGAAGGACAAGGTGATGCTACAGGCCGCGTGGAACCTCGCCGCCCGCAAGAGATGGGCGGCTGACTTCCCAGAGCTCCCGAAGATCCGCGTTCCGGCGAGGCTGCCAACAGGGCGGGCCTACACGGCGGAAGACGTGGCGAAACTGATCGTGCGAGCGAAGCGTCGGCAAGGATCGGTCGGTGGCAAGCGCGCCGCCTGGTGGTGGCCGACGCTGATCTATACGGCGTATTGCACTGGCGAACGGTTCACCGCCCTCACGTCGCTCCGCTGGGGGCAGGTCGATCTGGAGCGGCGGCGCGTCGTCTTCCTTGGGGAGACTCGCAAAGGCAGCACGCGCGACATCGAGCGTGAGATCACGGAAGACCTTGCCGAGATGCTGCGGCGCGAGAAAGGCTCGCCTGACGCTCTGGTGTGGGCCTGGGACCGCAAGAGCCGCAGCCAATGGGCGAGCCTGCGTCTGCTCTGCCGCCTCGCAGGCGTGAAATACAGGGGCTTCCACGGCTTCCGGCGGACGGCGGCGTCTTATGCCGCGCTGGCCGGCGGACGGGCAGCCGCAACGCACCTGCTCGATCACGCAGACCCGAACCTCCAGAAGATATATGTCGATCCTCAAATCTGCCCCGAGGAGGAGATCAGCCTGAGCGCGTTGCCGAAGCTAGACCTTGACCAGAATCGTCAAGGCGAATGACGGCGGCGAGGCGGCCGGGAAAGGACGAAACCGACCGCCTCGCGACGCGCCGTCAGCCGATCTTTGCATCGGCGTCAATAAAAATGCTCTGCCCCCTAGCGGCGCGGGCCTCCATTTCGGCGACCTTCGCCCGCGTGCCGGGAAGCGCCGTCGTTCGCGGGGCAGCGTCCATTGCCGCCTGAACCTCGGCGACGATTCCGTCGAGCTCGTCACGGCCAAGCATACAGGCGTCATGGATCAACGTCTGATCGCCACGGGCGGCGCGAGCCGAATACGTCTCGCCCTCAAGAGACTGCCCGCCTGCCGTCTCTGGTGCTGCGAATAAGCGGACTGTATACGTCAGATGTGCGTGGACGCGGGTTATCCGTATCAACCAATTTCGCACATTCACCGGGACCGATCTTCGGATTGGCTGCTTTCCTGCGGGAAGTTTTTTTGGTTTTGCGTTTGGGCATGGGGCGGCCTTGGGTTTGTCCTGCCCGAAAAATGTCCGCTGAACGTCAGACATGATGGCGGGCGATTTTCGCTTAGGCGTCAAGCGGCGCGGGGATTGTGACGCACGATGGCGATCACGGCTCGGATCCCGATGCGGGCCTCAGGGCAACTAAACCAGAGGTTCGCAAACTCAACGACGCAGGCTCGGAGCACCAGGTCGAGGGCCGCCTTGTGGCTGGGCTTGCAGCCCCAGCGGGCTTCGATGTTTTCCCTCACCTTCGCGGTCGTGACGGCGATCGCGTCGAGCACGTCGTCGGCGGCTCGCGCACAGGAGAGTTTGCCAGCGATCTCGGCCATCGTCCGCTCCGGCCAGCAGCGGCAGATTTCGGTGACGATCACGTCGCAAGTGTGCTCAAGCTCGGCGGCGCGTGGCCCGATTTGCTCGCGCACCGCATCGCAGAGCTCTCGCAGCGTCAGCGTATCGAGCGCGTCGCCCACCGTCGCCTCCAGCTATTAGGGCTTGGCCGGCGAAACTGTCGCGGGCGACGCGCCCGGCACGCGGCACTTTCCGTCTGGGCAGCCGGCGGCACCGCAATGGCATTTCGTGCGATGCCCGTCACCGTGCGTAATCCAGCCGGTGCCGTTGCAGTCCTCGCACTTCTCGGGCTTCGGCTTCGGGCCTGGGGCGGGCGGCGTCGGGCTCGGTGCCTCCACGACCATGCTGGCCCGTGCCGTGCTGACGGCGGCAGCCGCGCGAGCCGCCTCGCGGTCGAAGACCGCAGGGTCAGACGAGAGCCAAGTGAGAACCCAGAGAATCCAATTCCAGAGCGTCATTACCAACCCTTTCCGTGGTCCACGACTGTATAGCCGTCGTCTCCAATCGCAGGGGCTTTGACGAGATGCCGAGCCTCGGGCTCTGGCGGGGCGGGCTCGACGAACACGGCGACCCAGAGCAGCGTCTTCGCGGTCTTCACGATCCACCGGAGGACAGGGCGGTCGGCCAGCGGCGTGACGGGCTTATCGGGCGGGCTCGCCAGCCAGTAGCCGATGGCGACGCAGGCGGCGAGGGTCAGGAGTGTGTTGCGGTCGAGCTTCATTGATCAGCCTTCGAGAGAGAGTCGATCGGCGCGGGCTCTAGCCAGCGTCCGTTGTGAATGTCTCGGTATCCAAAACCGGCGACGCCGCCGATAGCCCAGGTGTCGGAGCGGATCATTCGCTCAACGACTTCGCGACGCGCCCAGAAGGCACCGTCGGGGAGATCCGCAGGAAACTTGCCGCCCTCGTAGCGGACCCATCGCGGACCCCAACTGTTGAGGATGCAGGCGAGATCGGCGGGAGCGCCGTTCTTCTTGTGGACGATTCCGCAGATCATCATCTGGTGGTGCCACGTCCCGCTGGCCTCGGCTATGCCCTTGTTGGCGACCGACGCAAAGCCTTGGGAACTGGCGACAGTGCAGGGGTAGCCAGACTCCAGAGCGGCGGCGAGTTCGTCCCACGTCTCGACCTTCACGACGTGCTTACAGGGATGCTTCTTCGCCAGCCGGTCGAGCCGGTAGTTATCGCCCTGGCCGCCGGCACCGTACGCGCCTTCGGTCTTTTCGCGGTTGGCGTTGTACGTCGTGTAGTCGAAGATGCCCTCGTAGGGCTTGCGGTAGACCACTCCCCAATCGCGAAGCCAGCGGGCGGCAGCCGCGCCAAACGATCCGTCGCTCCACCCGCCAACAGGCTGCGAGCCGTCGTAGCCTTCGGGGTTGCTGCGACGGGCTTCGACGCGCGAACCGCCGTACAGCGGCTCGGTGGCCGGGATCATCGGGGGCTCGGCCAGTTCGCCGATTTCCCACGACACGCTTTCGGCACAATAGACGGCGTGCATCGCGCCCCACGCGACGCACGATCCGATCAACTGCTTGCCGACCACAAAGTCGGTGCCGTAGCGGGCGCGGTGGGCCTTGAACATCGCCCTGTAGAGAAACGTGTCGACGCCTTTGGCGTTCGCCATCGCGTCGGCCCCTGCCTGCCGAAACATCGGCTGCGGCAGTTCCGCCATGAACCGGGCGACGCCTTCTGGATTCGGGACATAGCCGAAGTTGTCGTCGCCCCAGACGCCAGGCGGGCCATCGCTGCGCCACGATTCAATGGCGACGGCGAGCCCGAGCCCTAAGAGCAGGGCAGCGGCGAAGATTTGCCAGCGGGCCTTCGCAGACGAGCTCATCGGGCGGCAGCCTCCGCAGCGCGAGCAACCTCGCGGTAGGCCGCGACCCACTTCGCCCGCTGCTCTGGCGTGAGCGGCCCGCCCGAGGTGCCGGCGGCAGCGTTTAAGAACTGCTCAATCGCCTCCCTCGCTCGCGGATGCTTCTCGCCCAGGCTCTCGCCCTTGCACAGCATGAGCCGCGTGCGGACGCGAAGCTCGTCAAACGCCACGCCTGACTTAATGAGCGGCTCTGGCTGCGTCCCGTCCCACTCAACCTGCTCAGCGATCTCGCCGCAGAGAGCCGCCGTGGTGGCTGCGTCTGAGGCTGCGTCGGGGCCGACAAACGTGCCACGGAGATCGAGCTTCGTCGGCGACGGCGACGGCGTCGGCTGCGGGGCCGCTGGCGAACGCAAGGCGTATGACGCCAGTGCTGCCGCCCCGAGCAGGATTGCCGCGTAGTGGCGACGGTCGAGATTGGAGAGGTCGATCTCTGGGGCGTGCTCGCGAATCCAGGGCCACGCCAACACAACGGCAGCGGCAACGAGCAGCAGGGCAGTAATCACGGGGCAGCCTTTCGGACAAGGGGCAGAAGCGATTCGATGGCACCGCTGGCGACCAAGAGCAGCAGTTGGCGGGCGGCCGGTTTCAGGATCACCCAGACCGGCCACGCGAGCGCGGGGATCGCCTTGTCCGCGAGCGTGTCGAACAACAGCCCCACGGCGTTGAGAACAAACTGCTTTCGCTCGGCCCCATCGACCGGGATCGAGTCGGCCGCTTCAATCGCGACCCGCATCAGGGCGACGGCGAGCTCGCCAAACTCCGCGAGCGTGATCCCGCCAGCGGCTTTGACCTTCGCCGTAGCGACGAACGCTCGCACCTTCTCGGCGAGCGACACGAGGTCGTAGGCAGCCTGGAGCGGAGCGGATGAGATCATTTCACGAGCCCCATGAGGATTGCCCGGCGGGCGGAATCGAGAGAGCAGCCGAGGCGGAACGCGACCAGTTGCACATGCGAGGCGGTCAGCGGAGCGGGCCGCTTGCTCGTCACCTTGCCCCAATACTCCTGCGACTTCGTGTAGTTCTTGGCGAGCGACACAACCTCGCCGGCGGCCGCGATGGGTTCGCGCCCGTCAGGTCCGCCTCGACGCCAGTGAGCCGCAGCGATCACGTCAGCCTCCGACCGTTCAGATTGGTCGAAAAACGGGCGTGACCGTAGGGGCTATGGCAGCGTTTCGCACTCGGCAAGACAGGCGGCGTAGCCAGCCAGGTCGATCGGCGTGTCGGTCGTTTTGCTCGGCCCCATGTGCCTGGCAACCTTGTCGAGCGTCATAACGACTGCCCAGTCAGCGGGGGTCAGCGGGCGTTTCAGCACGTCGGCAAATGCGGCGTTGATCATGCCCACCGTGCGGGCGAAATGGTGGAGCGGCCCGCCGTACTTCGGGCGACGGTCGCGGATCACGTCGATTGCGTCTCTCAGCAACCGCTCGGCGGGCGTCTCGTCTTGGTCAGCCAAGAGCCCGTCCCCGGTGTGACGTATGTCAACCGGCTCGCGCTCGCCCTTCAGTTCGCGCTCGCCCTGGAGAATCCAGTCCACCGGGATCGACGGCACATCGGCGTCAGCGATCTCGGTAGGCGACTCCTGCTCGGTCGTGTCGAAGCAGCGGGCCGCCGCCTCCTGCGCGGGGCGACAACCGGCGAGCGACGCAGCCATCGGGGAGTAGCCACGCTTCTTCGGATCGTCATCTGGCGTCGCGTCCATGCGAGCGGCGACGGCTTCGCGGAGGGCTCGGTTCTCGGCTTCCAACTGGTCAAACGCTGCGGTCATGGCTGCCCTTTCCTTGATGAGTCTGAGAACGTCTGCGGCGAGCGTGCCGCTCGTGCCGGTGTACGCACCGGAGAAGCGGCGAGCGCGATACTCTGCCTCTCGGAGATAATCTGCGGAGAGCGTCAAGCGCGGGCGGCCTTTCAGGCGGATGCGAGCCGCCTTGCGTCGAGTCGCTGGCGGGCTTCAGAAATGTCGCGAAGCGTCCAGATGAATTTCTTTTGCGGCACCGGAATCCGATCATGCTTTGCCACGTTCTCGGCCGCCCACAGTGGCCGCAGGTTTGTGTAGTGGAACGCAACCCGCTGCTGCTCAACGCACGACAGGTCAAACGCACTGAGCGGGACAATGTGATCGACGTGCCACAGCGACCTGTTGTGCCATCCCATTCCATGCACGAACTGCGATTCCAGCCATGCCATCAGTTCTTTCGGAGAGCAACCGACTAGCTCAAACGTCCTTGCTGCTTTTTTCGCCCCTGACTCAACGAGTGCATGGCGAACCCGGCAACGCAGCCTTCCGGCAATGGCGTATTGCGGGTCAGTCTCTCGCTTCCTGCGCGACCGAACAGCCGCCACGCTCGGGTTGCTCTTTCGATATTCCTTGCCGCACCGAATGATCTTCTCGCGGTTTCGCAGGTAGTATTCGCGGGCCTGCGCACGAAGTTTTTCGGCATTCTCGGAGCGGTATTGCGGCTTGTATTTCCGGCTATAAGCTCGCCGCTTTTCTCGTTGCTCTTGCGTCGCCGACAACCGCCGCTTGCGAGCACGCTCACGCATCGGAGCCAGCCTCGCCTCTCGCTGCTCTGGCGTTTCGCTGTCGCGTCGCTTCTTCGCCGACTCGTTTTCGCTGGCTCGCATTGCCAGATACTTATCGCGAGGCATATTGCGGTATGCCTCGCGCCTCTTCGCGAGCCGCTCCTCCTTCGACAGCCCGTCAGTTGCCATCGCACGTCCTCGCATACGCCATGTGGAGCTCTGCCAGCCCGCCCTCTGGCGAATAGATGAATCCCTGCATTGCCCGCTCCGAGCCAATGAACCCAGACTCCACGTGCCACGCATCCGGCGGCACAATCGTCGGGTGAGTCCTGACGATAACTCCATCGATGGTGCTGATCTCTGCCGCCTGGTGATGCAGATGCCCGACGTGCCATTCACGGTGCCGGCACTTAGACCACAACTGGGATGCCTCCAGCGCCATGATTCCGGCGAGCTTCTTTTTCGCTTTGTCGCCGTGCGTGACGCCGATAAGGTTTCCGCCATGCGTCAAGTATTTCCGGCTTGTGAACTCGCCATTGACGATCACCCGAGAGTCGCTTCGGTATCGCTCGATCAGGATTTTCTGGAGGGCGAAGCTGAGAGCGGAATCGTGATTGCCGGGGACGATGAGCACGTCCGTCGCGACGGTTTCAGCCGAGTGCTCAATGGCACGAAAGATCGCGGCGGCTGCCGTATCAATCGCCTTTTGGAGTCGAGAATCCCGGTCTAGGTAGGTGCCTGACGTTGTTGTGCCAGACACGGTATCGAAGTGCATCGTGTCGCCAGCGAGCACGATTGATCGCCTGACGATTCCGAGGTCGTTGCCGCGTTCGATGAGATTCGCGCTCGCCTTCGCCACGACGGCACTGGCAATGTTGAGGTCGTAGTCGGCCCCGGTGGTGTGCCGCCACGACCGACTGCCCATGTGGAGATCGCTCATCACGACCACGCTCCACAAGCCGTCCCGCTTCCGCTTGTGGGCCTTGGTCTTCGGCCGCCGAATCTCCTTCTTCGCCGCGTCGATCATGGACGCCACGCATTCCAGCGTCGTCGGCCCGCCCCGTGGCTTGAGCCGTACAAAGACCCGGTGCAGTTCGATGCTCCCGCCTTCTCCGTCGCCGCACTCCCATTTCGTCGCCTCGCTGGCGGCGACCTCGAAGCGGGCCATATCGGCTTCGATATGCGCGAGAAGATCCTCCACCGTCTTGATGCGTCGGCTCGTCGAGCGGGCTTCGAGCGTGTCGCCGCTTTGCGACTGCGTAACCTGCTCGGCATCAGCGGACGGTTTCGGGGGCGGCAACTTGGACGCCACGTCTGCCGCTAGCGTTTTCCGTTTAACCACTGAATGATTCCCTGGAGTCCGCTTGTCTTCCAGCCGCGCTCGCGTGCGGCCTCCATGATCGCGCGGGCGAAAGCAGCCTTCTGGTGCTTGGAGTGATCGAACGACGCCCGCACCGTTTCCAGTTCCGCCTGTGCCTCGGCAGGCAACCTTTCAAACCACGTCCCGAATCCAGGGCTGCGGTTGCGCGTCCGCGAGAGAACGTCGTCGAGCAGGCTCAATGCCTTCGCCTTCCCCTTAGCCATCAGTCCTCCTCGTCGTCACGGTGGCGGAACCCTTCGGCGTCGAGCACGCCAGACAGCGTTTCCGAAAACTCGACTACGGCATCTTCAGACAGGTCGGGCCAGCGGGCGTGAATGAGCTCGTGAATCAACGTATCCAGTAGGTCAACGCCTCGGAGTCGGGCGTCGATGCGAATGCGCCGCAGCGTGTAGTTGCAATCGCCGTCGATGCCGCGAAGACGCTGCGACCGTTCGATCTTCCAGCGTTGGTCGCCGACGTAGACGGTGCGGCGTTGGCGCTTCCTGCGGGGCATATCGCCAGCGTAGAGCGAGGGTCAACGTGCGGGCAGGGCGTCAACTCAGGCCGATCTAGCCGCCCTCGGTGCTATTGCCGAGTTTTCATCATAAAAACCACCGACGCCAACAAAAACGCCGTTGCCAAAAGCAATCGCTCGAAGTTGGCCGCCAGACCAAGAATTCGATGTCCAAGAGATTCCGTCGTTTGATGTGGCTGCGACAGAAGCAGAGACAAGCACAAACACACCGCCGCCAAATGCCATCGCCCCAGAAGGCTGAGCGCCAGGGTAGAAGGCCCACGAAAGCCCGTCCGTGGAAACCATGAATCCTAGGGAAGTCGCGACAACGAAACTGCCTCCGCCAAACGCAATTGAGCGTATTGTCCCAGAGCCGCTTGGGTAAGTGCCTTGCGTCCACGAAGTTCCGTCCGTCGTCGCAAACGGCGAAGATGCCCCAGCACTTACGAAAACTCCGTTCCCGTAAGCAATAGACGCGTTGACGCCAAACGGCGTGGTGCGGTTAGACCAAAACTGCCCCGTAGACGAAATCATTCCGTTCCCGGCTCCGTCAACAGCAAGAAACAGTCCGCCGCCAAACACGACTTTTTGCCAACTTCTTTGCGATGATGCGTTGCGTGCAGTCCAATCTATGCCGTTCGTCGATGTCATCGCTCTACTGAGGCCAGAACTCGACACGGCAACGAAACGGCCGCCCCCAAACGCAACGCTTTGCCACTCGTTCTGCTCGGAGGCCGAGCGCCCCGTCCACGACTCGCCGGTCGTAGAGGTCATTACGCGATTAGTGCCGTCAGTGCTGACGGCAGCAAAAACACCGTTGCCAAAAGCAACATCTCGCCAGATGCCCGAGACGGCAGTCCGCAGCGTCCACGCAGAGCCAGCGGCGGGCGCGAGCAGGCGACCAGTAAAAAGGCCAGCCTTGCATCTCATTGAGTAAGGTCGCCAACGAAAAGCCAAGTGTCAGCAGCCACCTCAATCAACGTGCCTGCCGAGTATTGAGCGCGCAGCGTTCTTCCTGGGGTTGCATTCACTGTGACGCCCGGATCGCCGACCACCGTGACGGTTGCCGCCCCCAGACGGGCAACGTCGATGTGCGTGCCAAGTGGAAAGTTTACGGACGCTCCGGCCGGAACGGTGATGTTGATGCTGGTGCTGGCGTGATTGGCGGCGATAAGTTTCCCGGCATCGCTCAACACAAGCGTGTAGTTTGAAGTGACCGAGGTTATTGACTGAGCGTCCGCGAAAGTTCCGCTCGTGCCGTTTGTGCCGTTGGTTCCGCTTGGCCCGGTGTCTCCGCGTGGAATCACCAGCGACAAGGTTTGGCTCGGCGGCGTCCCGGTGATCGTCGCGGATGCGTTTGATTGAGCCGCCCCGGTGATGACGGTGCCAATTGTGAGCGCGTTTGCCGGGCCAGAGTCCCCCTTCGGCCCGCGATCGCCGACGCTGGTTACTGCTACATTCGCCGTCCCGCCATTCGTGATCGTCGGTGCTGGAGTGCCTGTGGAGCCTGGCACAGTGACCGTCGTAGTCGTGCCACCCGAGACCGTGACCGTAACCGCATTGCCGGGCATCTGCTACCTCACGGATTCTGGGCAGTAACGGTGCCGCTCAACACCGTTCGCGTCACACCGCCAGGCGAGACCCAACGGAGAAACCAGCGGCTCGACCCGGTCGGCGAGATCGCAAGCGTCTGCGTCTCGGTCATGCTGACCTGGACGGTGCTCGATGTGACGTTGTTCGTCGTCGCCATCGTGACCGTAACTGTCGGCGTCGCAACCGGCGTGCTGATCGCATCCGCTCCGAAGCCGCTGTAGACCGCAGCCGTTACGGTGAAGTCTGTGAGATTGGTTGCAGCGAACACGGCCGAGAATGTGACCTCGTCGCCACGGACGATCTGCACGTCGAGATCGCCAGGAAGCTGTGAAAAAACGGCCATCGGCAGCCCTTTGGTGGTGTGCCGTTAGCCTACGGGCGGGGGCGGATTAGACAGAGGGGGTGGCGAAACGCCAGCGTAGCTAACGCATTGAATGCCATGCAGAAACCATGCAATCCTAGCCTAGCGTCAGCGTGATCTGCGCCGCTGTGCGAGTCCAATCAGACTGCGGAACCGTACTCACTTGCGTATACAAATCGTTGCTGAATGTCACCGATCCCTGAGAGAAAAGCTGCCTTATTTGTGCGTCGGAAACAAAAAACGGGTTGGCATTGCTAACAGTAATCGACGCTGCGAGCGAAAGGCTGAGTGGCGGCCTCTGCTCTCTCCATTCCTCCCAAGCGTAATACACGAACTGAAGCGGCCTTTCGGCGCACCGAGGAGCAAAATACGGGAAAGCGGCCGCATTGCCAGTAAACTGGTACGGGTCCGCATTGCTAGAACTTGCAGTCTGCAAAGGCCCAGGCCGCGCGCTCTGCGTTTCCCGCGATGCTGTTATGGCTACCGGCGACCAAAACAAGCAGCGAAAAGTACCGACGTAACCAGTGGAAAAAAAGTTTAGCGTATCCACCTTGCCGCTACGCGCCGCCTCTGAGGTGCTCAATTCAAAATTGTTTTGGGCGGCAATGCTTTTTGCGCTGCTTTCAATGACCGGCCAGATTGCAAGCCGCGCCTCCGACTTTCCCTGCATGATCGCCTTGTAATCGAAGGTTCTAATAAGCGGCGCAGCGGCAAGCTCCTCCTCTCGTCTGCTTTTGAAGTCCGCAGTCTGCTGCTGCTGACCTGCGAGATTGGCAGCCCATTGCTGCCGCACGAAATCTTTTGTTGACTGCGGAGCGCCTTGCCATGATTGTTCAGGCGGACCGATATACCCAGAAAGTGTGCTATTCAGCCACCGCAGTTTTCCCGAATCAGGCAAAGAGTCAAACTCTGGAAATTCGTCAAGGAAGCGGTAGCTCTCGTTGCCGGAGACAACTATCTTTCCCGAAAAAAACGGGGTGATAGCGAGGTACGGATCTCCTGGGTCTGTGCCTTCCAGCGACGACGGTGCCTTCGGGCCAGACCAATACAGCGCATCAAACCCATTGACTTGGCTGCGTTGCGTCACCACGTCGAACGAGCGTCCACTGATTGCCCTGACGGCGGCCCTGACTTCTGGCTGCCAAAAGTTAGGCGTGCCAGTAATAGAAATTGAAATGCTTATCTTCGATGGATCGCTTGCCCCTGGCAGGTAGCCAATCCGGCCAGAGCTCGACGCATAGACGCCAAAGGATGCTCTGTCGACCCTGTCGCGCTGGGCTGGCGAGCTAGGGCTGTTCTGCTCGGCCTGGAAAAATGCCGGCGACACTTCAGAACGATCTGGACCGGCCGCCTTCGCGATTGTCACGGGCGGCACATAGCAGACGATTCCAGATGCCGGAGCCATAGTAAACTCCCCCAGGTCATTGCCTGCGGAAGTAGGGGAAGCAGAGCCGTCGCTGGACGGATCCCATGTTGTGATAAGTAGCGACGGATTTTTTGATATGTGACCTGCATCCCATGACAATGCAGACCTTTGCCGAACGTCCGGCCTGCCTGTCGAAAAATCGTCGACTCCGGCCATCAGCCCAAAAGCGCTAGCACGAAATCCGCTGTTTGTCCGCAAGAGAGAAAATATTGCGCTACGGTCGCTGGCGAACGATACTCCGCCCGAAAACGTCGCGCTCTGAACAAACCTGTCGACTAGAACAACCTCTTGCCCGTCAACGACATTCCCGCAGCGAATCCTCACTCCCGAGTTGAGTATCGGCTGATCTGTCGCGTAGTCATGCGCGGAAACAACTCGTAGCTGCTGGTCTGTGGCGATGCGGAAAAAAACGCCGCTTTGGAGATCGTCATCCGAAAAAAAGTATGCGGTGCGATTGATTGGTGCCGCAAAGCCAACATAGCTCCAACTCAGGACGCAACTGTTTGGGTACGCACCGTCCCATGAACTGTCGGGAACGAAACGCAATCTCAATTGCTGTCCGGGCATTTGCGCCCAGCGGCCGCTGCGGTCTTGTGTCCGAACCAAGCCTTCCAGCGAAACTGAATCTGTCATATTGAGATCAGCGCGAAGTCGTCGTCTATAGCAATTACGAACCGACCGTACCCGGCGGCTGATGTCTCTAGTGTGCCGCGCAGCAATTCGGTCGTTTCGGACGTTGAACGTCTCGTCGGAAGCGCGACATATCTGTCGGAGGTTGAAAACCGTCGCACACGCGCGATTGCCAACCCCTTGACCGCGCAACGGACGACCGTCGTTCCGCCTTGACCAGACTTTATCGGCTCCACGGTTAGCGCAAACATTTCCGGGGCGGGCAGGGCAGTCGTCGAAGTCATGTCAGTCGGCTCTGCGACGGAGCCAGAAATAAATGAGATTCCGAACGGCAGCAGTTTGTCGTTGACTTGTGACTTGGAGGTCTGGCAAGAGGAAATTTTTATAGCCACGCCGATGTGTGGATAATCCACAGCCGGGACGGTAGTCAGTCGCACCGGCACGACGATTGCGTACTGGAGATCCGAGAAACCGCCAGCACCGAACCCAGTCCCCACCCCGAGCACTCGATCAGCCGCATCCTGCGCGCGGTTCCACGCCCGCGCCGAGATCGCCCCGGCGAGCTTCTGCCCCGGCTCAATTCGTCCGTCGTTGCGGGCCATTACGAAGTCCCGATGCCGAGGCCGGAGAAATCGCCCTCGCGGTAGACCGTGTTGACGTAGACGTACTTTGGCTTTTTCACCAAATCGCTACCGCTCACCGAGCTCTCGTAGCGCACCCAGAGATATTCGTGGCCCTTCTTTTCAATGCCGGTGATCGAGCCGATCGTCTGGCCTGTCAGGTTCTTAGACGCCACGAACTTGAACGAGAGCGACCAGGGGCCGTCGCCCTTTTCGCTATCCCACTCCTGCGAGCCGCTCGCGCCCAGGAAGAGCACCTCGCCAGCCTCAAACGTCCTGAACGCTGCGCCGTTGGTCGTGCCGGTCAGGGCCGCCACGCTCTTGATGTAATTGCTAGTGACGTAGGTGCTCTTTACGTCATACGTCTCCGTCCACGTCAGGGCTGGCACGACGATGTCGACGCCTTGCACGCCGTTGTCATCAACGCCGATTGCGGAGTCCATGCTCGGGGCGGTCGAAGGAAAACGCCGCTCCGTCCCGGTTCGCGTGGTCGTGCTGCCGTTCGCGTTGATCTTGCCACCGTCAGCCTGCGTGATGTGGGACATACCGCCCGACGTGTCGAACGATCGCGACCGCCGCATCGGGTCAGGCTCTTGCGCGTCAGCCCCGACCTTCTCGTATTGAATATCGACGTGCCATGCGTCGTCGCCGAGGTAGTCGACCGAATAGGCTTCCGCCTGAAGTTGGACGTTGGCCCCTGGGTATTGCCAAAACCGGAGCGTGCTGGAAATCCTCTGGTTGCAGTCAGCGTGCAACGTCACGTCGCTTGCGTGGCCGAAGACCTTGTAGGACCGCGTCATCGTGGACGCGGCCTTCTTGCCGAGACGGTAGATCGTCGCGGAGCGCGATGCGTTATCTTCGATCCACGTTGCCATTAGGCGGCGACCTCCCCTGCCCCGAGCTTTTCTTTCAGAATGCGGTTGGTTTCCTTCTGCTCATCCAATTGCTTCGATGCTAGCGAACCGCCAAAGCCCATTCCGCCGAGGGCTGACGAGGAGAAGGAGCCCGCCACTTCGCCTTGGCTGGACTGCTGCATACGACCAACCGCATTCTCCAAGGCGAACATCAGATCCGACTCTTGCTCGCCCGTGATGCGGCCGAATTGCTTCAACGCCTTGAATTCGCCGATGGCGTCGTCGAGAGCACTCTCGGAGCCAGCGCGGTTGATGCTCTTCATAAGGTCGCCAACCTGACCACTCATGGCCCTCGGGTTGATGCCTTCGAGCCCGGCAACGCCTGCGAGCATCGCGGCATCCGGCCCGGCTGCGGCACCAGCGCCGAGCCTCATGGCGGCGATCTTCTTCGGGTCCGGACCCGCTTCCTTCTCTGCCCGCCTGGCAGCGGCAAGGGCTGCGATGTCGATCACTCTTTGGTCAAGCCCAGCCTGACCAGCCGCCCTCTTGGCATCGTTCTCTGTGACCTTTCCGAGCCTGGCGTCTTGCCGAGCGCTGAGCGCCTTGAGCGTCGGGTCTTTTGTGAGAATCGCTGGATTCTCGCCAATCGCCATTTGCATTCCGAGCGTAGGGTTTGCGGCGAAGGTCGCAAACGCATCGAGCGTATTCATGATGTCGGCACTAAGACCGTCCACCTTCGACATCAACGCCCCTGCCCCGCGAGCGAAGGCGGCGACCACGCCATCCATCGCAGCCCTCATCGCCAGTTCCATGTCTCCGGCCGCGAGAGCGTCAGAAACCGCGCCAAAGGTTGTCATGGCGATCTGTTTCAGATCGTTGAACACGACGACGGATTCAGAGACAGCCTTATTGAAACTCTCCCTGACGCTAGAGCCGAGATCAAACACCAGAGTCGACAACTGCGAAACGACGACAATCGCACCGCCGACCACGCCAGCCAGCGCCAGGAGCGGCGTGTTTGCGGCCGCCCAGGCCAACGCAGTCGCCCCTGCCGAGGCGATTGACGATGCCGCGTAGGCCGCCATTGAGGCCAGCGACTTGGCGAACGACGCCACCGTCAGAGCCCCCGTCGCCGTGGCCTGTGTGCCGATGGTCGCCAGTGCGGTTGAGCCCTGCACGCCAAGACGAAGAAGCTGCGTCCCGCCCTGCGTCGACAGCCTCGCAATCTGAGCCCCGGCGATCAGAGCGCTCGACGCCCCGGAAGCGCCGATCTTCGCCATCGCCTGCACGCCAATCGCAGCCGCACGCAAGTTGCCTTCGGCGGCGCGGGCCACCGTGGCAGACATGATCGAGATCGTCCCGGCGAAATAGTTGGTCGCCACCGCCCCGGTCTGCGCGGCCGAGATCGCCATCTTCGCCGTCGCCTCTGCCGCGAACTGTGCGACAGCAGCAATGCCGCGAGATGCGAAGAGGCTGACCCGAACGGAGGCAGCGGTGAACGCTTGGCCGAGCGAGCTTGCGACCGCCGCCGTGGCCGTGAGCGGCGAGATGATGAGGCTGCCTAGCTTCAGGAACCCGCCAGCCGCAAAGCTCATCGCCTGGAGCGACAGCCCGAGCGTCGTGAACGCCGAGCCGGCAACGATCGCACCGGCAGCCATTTTTGCGATTGATGCGACAACGGCCGGGTTCTCGCGAGCGAACTGAGCCAGCCAGTCCAAGGCACCTGCGACTTGCTTTGCGAACTCCATCAAGGCCGGGCCGACAGCCTCGCCGATCGCAATGGCGGCCCGCTTCATCGCAGCGAGGACGGTTCCACCCGCCCCGGCGAGCCCGCTCATCATCGTCTTGAACTTATCGCCAACAGACATCGCCCCGCCCATCGCGGTAGTCATGTCGTTGAAGCCTTTGACGCCAGTGCTCGTCAGGATCGCAGCAGCACGAATGGCATCCTGCCCGAAGATTTGCCGGAAGATGTCATCCTTCGCCGCCTGGTTGAGCCCAGCGAGCGACTTGTTGAGCACTCCAATGATGTCGACGAGCGGACGCATCTTGCCATCGGCGGTGCGGAAACTCTCCACAGAAAGCCCGATTGACTTGAGCGCGCCGACCGCCTCGTCTGCCGGGGCCATGAGCCGCAGGAGCATCGTCTTGAGCGAAGTGCCGGCGTCGCTTCCCTTCACGCCAGCGTTGGCGAGAACCGCCAGAGCTGCCGACGTGCTGCCAATCGACTGATTCGCCAGAGCGGCAACCGCCGACACCTGCGAGAACGCCTGCGACAGACCGGCAATCGACGTGCTTGAAGCATCAGCCGCCGAGGAGATCGCATTGGCCGCCACGTCAGCGGTCACGCCAAAGACCTTCATGGCGTCTGCCATCACGACTCCAGCCTCGGCCACGTCCATCTGGCCCACAGTCGCAAACTCAATCGCCGCCTGCCCTGCCCCGGCGAGCACCTGCTCGACGGTCATGCCAGCCTTGAGTAATTCCAAGAATGAGTTGGCGATCTGCGTCGGCCCGACGCCCAGCGCCTGCGACATCTGCATGGACGCCGCCTTGAGCCGGTCGAGCTCCTGGGCCGTCACACCGGCAGACGCTTGGATATTCAACAGCGTCGACTGATAGGCCGAGCCTTCGCGCACCGCAGCGGCAAACGGCGCGAGCGTCGCCACGCCGATGCCGCCGATCTTCGCCCCAGCCCCGGCGAGCGAGCGGCCCATATTGGCCATCGCCTTGTTGATGCGATTCAACGCAGCGAAGAACTTGCGCGGGTCTGCCCCGATCTCGACGAATACGCCGCCGCCTTTGATTGCTCCAGCGTTGCTCATGCGTATTTGGCCCAGTCTTTGCCGAAGAGCCGCTCAAGATCCTCGGGAGTTGCCTCTCGCGCCTTGGGCTTCGTCTTCTTGGCGAACGGGTTGAACTTTCGGGGGTCTGCCTTCGGGCTGTGCTTGTCTCGGTGAATGTTTGCCTGTTGAGCGATGAGGTTGGCCGTGTGCCACCACTGATGCTCTAGGCGGCTGTCTCTAGCCGCAATGAGTTGTCGGAGAGTCCACTTGCCGGGGTGGACGCCGAGGATTCCGGCGGCTTCCCAGATGGTGTCCCAGACTGTGCGATCAGCGTCTCCGCGCTCGCGGCTTCCAGACCCGCCTCCGCTTTCGTCAGCATCTCGCCTGCCACTTCGTCCATCTTGGCGGCGAGAAGACCGATCATCTTGCGGAGGCGCGGCGGGAAAAAATCGACAAGCTCGGCCTCCAACGCTTTGACGCCCGCGTCGAGAGCATCGCCCCGCAGACCTTCGAGGAAGGCTTCCTTGTCGAGCCCCTTCTCCGCGACCTGCTTCACAAGGATCGCGTAGAGCACTTCGCCAATCTTGGCGTATTGGGTGCGGAGCACTTGAAACGTCTGCGAGATCGAGGCGGCGTCGACCAAGTCAAACGGCACCGTCCGCCTGGTGCCGTCCTCGTCGGTCACGTCGACTGACACAAGGTCTTTAACTCGCAACGCAGACGCCACGGTCAGCGCCAGCCTCCACGGTCTGCCCTCATCGTCTTTGAACTCACGCATTGGCTACCTCAGTCCTGTGCGGGTCATCTTGCACTCAACAGAGAACGTAGCGACCCCGTCAACGGAAAAGGTTTCCGAGATGCCTGTCACGACCGCCGGGAACGACCAATTGCCAGAGCCGCCCGACACGGTGATCGACGTGCCGTTTTCGAGCAGGTCGAAGCTGATGTCGCTGGCGTCGTTCAACTCAACCGTAACAGTCGCGTCGTAGCCGGTGTTGTAAACCTCGACCATCCGCGACCCGAACGCCTCAATGTCGATCGTGCGGGCCGTCTCCGTAAGGGTGACGCTCCGCGCGCTGGCGATGTTGCCGCCCAACGAGATCGAGCAGTCCTTCCCCAGCGTGATCGCCACGGGTCAGGTTCCGCCCCTGACCGTGATCGTAAACGTCACGGCACCGTCGACGCTGATGTTCTCGGTGACGCTGGTCACGGTGGCCCCGTTGTCGGCGTTGGCGTCCAGCAGGTCCGTCATCGCCGTGCCGGGATCGTGGCACTCGATCTCCCAGGTGACGGCCTTGAAGCCAGCCCGCGAGACCCGGTAGCCAGCCGAAGTGTTCGAGCGGTTCGAGACATCGACCGCCTCCGACTCGACGGTCTTGGTGACGCTGATGATGTTGCCGCCGTAAGGCGCGGAAAGCGATCCGCTGCGGCCGAGAGTGACTGCCATGTGTATTGGCTCCTAGTGATCAGGTGGCTGGGGCGCGGGTGCCGGAAACGGTGAAGGTGACGATGCCGTCGATGGGCTCTGCCTGGGCGACGCTCGTCACGATGTACGAGGCGTTTCCGGTCTCGGTGCCGCCGATGGTGATCGTGTCGCCGGCCACACAACCGGGGGTGTCGATGCACTCGATCTCAATGGTCTGCTCTGCCAGACCCTTGGAAAACCGACGATGCGTCAGCCCGCCGAGCGTGGTGGTGTCGATTTCGCTGGCAGACGACGAGACGGTGCAACTGCGAGCCCCGGTGATGCCGGTGAGCGTCACGTCTTTGCCGAGGACGATGGTGAACGAGCCGGACATTTCTGCCCTCCTGTGTGTGCGTAGTCGCCTGCGTGCGGCGATACGCTCAAACTAGGAGCGGCAGAGCGGCGACCGTAGGGGGTCTACCCTGCCCGGCGCAGCATATTGCGGAACTTCACGTTCGCCTTGGCGACCGCCTTCTGTACCCCGGCGGCCCCCTGCATGAACGGGCGGGCCGGATAGCGGGCAGACTTGGTGATGGTCGTCCGCTCCCAGTTGCGGCTGAACCTAGGCCGCTTGTTGGCCCACATCAGAGCGCCGTATTCGTACTGGTTCTTTTGCGGCCCGAGGCTCACGCCCTTGGTAAACCGCCCCTTGGAATCACGCCCGGCCCCGCTGCTCCCGGCAGAGCGCCGCAGATAGGCGTTGCGTGCCGCCCCGACGCCGATTCGGTAGGCGGTCAACTGGAGCGTGCCGCCGAATTCGTGGAGCCGAGCCAGCCACGGCGTGCGCTGGGTGCCGATCACGACGGTCGGCATCCCGAACATTCCGCGATTCATCGAGTCCACGACGCTGTAGTAGAGCCACCGCTTCGGAGCCCACGACTTCGCGGGCTTCCCTGGCGGCCGAGGCTTGCCGCTCGAAAGCATCGTCAGGTCGCGGTAGAGCCCGCCGTGGAACTCAACGACGGCCCCGGATCCGACAGCCCTGTTTCCTGCCTTGGTCTGCTTTGGGGCCGCACTGCCGATGCCCTTCTTCGCCGCCTGCTTCACGGCGTACCCGGCGTTGTAGAGCGACCGATAAGTCATGTCGTCGACCATGCGACGAACCTTCACGCGGTCAAAGAAGTTGCCGCGAACCTTCACGCGGAAGGCGAGCTCTGACCGGCTGCCAGCCGACAACTCTCGGCGATTGCCGCCGATCATGCCGGGGCGGATAAACGCTCGGCTCGCCCTGATGATGCTCGCCATTTCAGTCCGTAGAGAGCGTGCGGTAGGTCGCCACGATCACCGCCCGCCAGACGTTCCGCTCGGTGAGGGCGTCGTCTGGGTTGATCTCGATCGACACGTTTTGCGGCGTGGTCGATGTGTTCTCTAAGTCGGTCGAGCGGATATAGACCATGAGCTCGTCGGCCAGGTCGTGCATATCGTCGATCTCTTCGTCGCTCGAAACGTGGCGACCGACGTAGATCGTGATCGAATCGTCAGACTGCCAGTCCGCCCGGCCGATGCGGGTCACTTCCGAGCCGCCCGGCACGACGTAGACGACCGGGTTTTGCATCTGCTCTGGCTCGACCTGAACCCAGTTCTTTCGCTCGACGGTCGTCGAGGTAATCGACCAAGTCTCGGCTGCGAGGCTGACCGCTAGGGCGTCTGCTATTTCGCGAAGTTTGCTCGCCATTGGCCTGCTCGGGAGCCGGGTGTTGGTTCCCTAGCAGAATGGCACGGCAGGCGGGCGAGAGTGAGGGGGTGGCAGCCGTCTCTCGCCGCGATAGCGCACTACTTGGTGCTGGCTTCGCCAGATTGGATTCTGCCTGCGGCTTCAGCCGCCAGCCTTTTAAGGCTTTCCCTGAACGCCTTCCTTTGGTCTGGGCTTTGGGGATGAGGCTGAAACTCCC